GTTGATATCGAGTGCATCTCTTTTCATGCAACAACTGAGGAGGCATCAAACTACGTTACTCACGCCATAAACAGCCACGATGAGCTGGTGCAGATGAACCAGGAGCTGCTTGATATCATCAAGCGAGTTATTGATACATCAAAAGAGCTGGAAGGGAAGATCTGTGCGTCAAGCTGGACTGATGGGTACAAGCGGTGCGCTATAGATACCGGGTCATCACTGTCAGATTTGTTGGATAAATATAAACAAAAAGTAGGTGCAGCATGAGCAACCGCAAGCTGCAATTCCAGCAAGACTGGCTGGCCGACCACTGGGACAAGTTCGTGGCTGAAGGTATCGAGGATCCAAGTGGTCGGCTGCTTACCGTGTCCGATGCGCTTGGCCTCACGAAGCTGGAAGGCGACCAGATTGACGCAGCATTCCGCCTGGGTGCCTGCGCTACTCACGAAGCTATCGAGATTATCGCTAAGGCTTTCCTGCTAGATGTAGTAGTAGACCAGCTGTGGGATGAACACTTGGCAGCAGAAGAAGAAATGGGCCGCCAGATGCTTTGGGCTAGGTCTGAGCTGGCATTCGAAAATCACGATTTGAAGGAGTCGGCGCGATGAGTGGGTTTGATGTTGTTGGATTTGTTGGTAGTCAGGCTGGCCTTTTTAATCAGGCATTGTCTGACCAGTCAATCACTTGGCAGAAAGAGCAGCAGTTCGCCATCCAGGCATTCCAGAAGAATGATTACCTTGCCAAAGTGGCGATGGCAAACCCTAGCAGTGCGCAGAATGCAATCATCAACGTGGCCGCCATTGGCATCACGCTTAACCCTGCGGCAAAGCTGGCGTACCTTGTGCCTCGCGATGGAGGGGTGCACCTGGACATCAGCTACATGGGATTGCTGCACCTTGCGCAAGTTTCCGGCGCGATTAATTGGGGTCAATGCAAGCTGGTGTGCGCTAGCGACACCTACGAGTCGAACGGGCTTGATAGCGCCCCAGCCCACAAATACAACGCATTCGGAGACCGTGGCGCCGTTGTTGGCGGGTACTGCACAGTAAAGACTGCTCAGGGTGACTACCTGACAGAAGAAATGAGTGTCGATGAAATCAATGCAATCATGCAGCGAAGCCAGAGCTTCAAGTCTGGCAAGAAGTCACCATGGCTCACTGACTGGAGTGAGATGGCACGAAAGACGATCGTCAAGCGCGGCTCTAAATACTGGCCTCGTTGCGAGCGCCTTGATAAAGCCATCCACCACCTCAACACTGACGGCAGCGAGGGATTTGTTTATGAGAAAGAGTGTCAGTCAGAAATCATCATCAACCCTGTCGAAGCAATCAAGGCGGCCATAGCCAGCAAGGGCCGCACAGAAGAACAGTTTTTTGCGTGGTTCAGCAGCGCCCGCAAGCTGCCAGAGCCAATCCACTCATTCGATGTGATGAGCGAGGAAGAGTTGCAGTGGGCGGCCCGCAAGATGGAGGCGACCAAGTGATATACACCAACTCAATCACCGGAGTTAACACGCTCGAAATAGCTCAGGGCACTGATGAATGGTTAAGACATCGCGCCGGATGCATAACGGCCTCTCGCATAAGTGATGTGCTGATTAGAGATAGGCAGGCGCCATTTCCTGATGACCTGGAAATTGAGGCGCTTGAGAAACGGGGCGAGAACAGGGTTGTTTTTGCTGGCAAAGAATTCATAGGAACAAAGGCAAAGTGCATCGAGTTTGTTCGCAGTATGCTGCCAATGATTACGCCAGACGGAAAGTCTGGCTACATGAACGAGCTGATAGCCCAAGTTTGCACTGGGCTTATCCAAGACTCTGTGAAGTTCAAGCAAGCAGAGTATGGTCACGAACATGAGCCATTGGCCCGTGAGGCTTACGAGGCGAGAGAGTTTGAAGTTGTCGAGACATGCGGCTTGGTCTATCGGGATGTGGCCATGCGCTGCGCAGTGAGCCCTGACGGTCTTACAGATGATCGCGGGATAGAAATAAAATGCCCGTTCACCACTGCGGTGCATGTCGATACGCTGCTAAACGGAAAGATTAAGCCCAAGTACCACGCTCAGTATCAGTTCTGCATGTGGGTAACTGGTCTGAAGCGCTGGGACTTCGTGTCGTTCGACCCGCGCATGAGAGGAAAGCCAGAAAATCGCCTGTTTGTGCAGTCATTCACGCCGGATAATGAGTTGTTCGATAGATTCGAGATTGAGGTGCCAAAATTCATCGCTGACATGGATGAGAAGCTGGAAGAGCTGGGTTTCAAATTCGGTGACCAGTGGCGTCATTTTTAAAAGTAACGCCGCCCACGAGGGCGGCAACAACCAAACAAGCAGGAGATTAGTAATGAGCAATTCAAATGAGATCGCAGTAATCGAAGTAACACCAGAGCTGGCACCGGCAATCTATGTTAGCGGCGGACTGAAAGGGTATTTCGAGCAGGTAAAGCAGGCTGTTGAAGGGGAAGTGCCAGACCTGACAACAAAAAAGGGGCGAGATCGCGTAGCCTCTCTGGCTGCGCAAGTATCACGCAGCAAGACAGCAGTGGAGAGGCCGGGGCGCGAATACCTGAAGCGCATCAAGGAGCTACCAAAGGAAGTTGAGGCGGAGTTGCGCGAGTGGGTTCGAGGTTGTGACGAGTTGCGCGATCAGGTTCGCGAGCCACTTACGGCAATTGAAAGCCAGTACAAGGATCGCATTGCCTCAATAGTTGCTCTTGGTGATGCTGGCGGATTTGATGGCGTTGCTTCAAGCGTAATTCGCGATTGCCTTGACCAACTCAGCAAGACTGAAATCTCTGACATGTGGCCAGAGTGGCAGAAAGAAGCGGCTCCAGCACTGGATCTTGCAATCAAGAAAGCTGAGTGCGCTCTGGCAAAGGCAATCAAGGCAGAAGAGGACGCAGCAGGGATGGCCCGCATTCAGGCTGAGAATGTGCGACTTGAGCAGGAAGCAAGAGATCGAAGAATTGCAGAGCAGGCCGCTGAAGCTGCCAGACAGGAAGAAGCAAGACGCCAGCAGGCAGAGAGGGAAGCCTCAGAGCGCCGTGAACTTGAGGCTCGCAGACTTGCACAGGAAGCAGCAGAGAAGGAAGAGAAGGCCCGCAGAGATGCAGAGCAGGCAGAATTAGCCCGTCAGCAAGCTGAGGCGCGCCGGATTGCGGAGGCTGAACAGGCAGAGATTGCCAGGAAGCTAGCTCAGCAAAAGGCCGCTGACGATGCGGCAAGAGCAGCTGAAGTGGCAAAGCAGGCTGAGCGCCAGCGAGTTGAGGATGAGCGAATTCAGCGCGAGCAGGAGGAAGCAAGACGGCTTGCCGACAGAGAGCACATGGGCAGCATAAATCGCGGGATAGTGGCCGACATGACAAAGGCCGGACTGAGCGATGAGCAGGCGAAGCAGCTAATCCGGATGATAGTGTCTGGCAAGATAAAGAACTTAATCATCAAATACTGATGACGAGGCCCGTCATGTGCGGGCTTTTCATTTCGTGACATGAGCCACAAAAAAATACCTTGATAGTAACCGATTCAGTCAGTACGCTTATTTCAGAAGGTGAGGCGCAGGAGCTAAGCCAGTAGGAGATGATGAGATGAAAATATTTCGAGTTACCGGAGTAAACAAGGAAACTGGATGCTTCGAGGCTGCCAATGTTATGGCCGCCAACCATGAGCAAGCCATCAAACTGATGTCAATGTCTCACATTCGCGTGGCTTGCTTCGATAAGCGCGGGGTGATGTGATGCCGCTAGAGCTTAGACCACTCACCAACGAAGCATTCTATGAGCGCCTACGAAGCGCAGAGGCTCGCAAGCTGGAAGAGATAAACAACACCATCCGGCGGCCGCGAGTAGCAGATAGAAGCCGCGCAAAGTGCAGGCGTGACATTGAGGTAAGGCGCGAGATGATGGAGCTTGAGCGCAGACACATGGAGGTTTTGGAGTGATTCAGTAGGGTATCGAACAGGAGATTTACCGGCAAAGCCTCATCGACTACGTGAAGGTTAACTGCGGTAAATCAGAGCAACAGGCAATAGCCTACCTAGACGAAAACTGCCAGTTGTGGCGCGAAGCAAGCCCGCCAAAGGCTGGGATTATTGAAGTTAAAGAAGCAGGAGAAGGCAATGAGTAACGAAACAGATCTGGACTGGCTGGCGCGGAATGTTCACAAGTGGCCTGATAAAACGCCAAACGTGGTGATGGAGGGGGATGATTTGTTTGAGCATGGGGCCATGTTCTGCGAGAGCCACGTTGTGGTTAACGCAGGCACTACCTCGCAGCCACTTATTGTGTGCCGTCAGCAATGGCTCGCCCGCCACGCCGAGTTGCAGAATAAGCCGAGCTGGAAGGATGCGCCGGCGCAAGCCGCCCACATGGCACAAGAGCCTCACGGGGTCTGGACGTTCTTTGCTGACCAGCCTTTCAACCCATCACAAGCTCACAATGACGGTTGGCGCTTCGATGGTTTTCAGGCGTGGTCATCAAATGTGCGTGGAGAAGTCCTAGGCGACTGGCGCGACACTCTCGATAGGCGGCCGGAAAAGTTCAAGCCATCAAACGAAGATGCCAACAGGCTGGCGCAAGAGTTCAATCCATTCACCAGCATTGAAGACAATCAGGAGCAGGAAATGAAGCAGGATAACGGATGGTTCGAGCGCGGGGAGTTGCCGCCTGTTGGCGTTGAGTGTGAAATGAAGCGAATTGACGGAAGGTGGCAAAAGGCCGTCACAGTTGGAAAGGATAGTGGTGGCAGGATGGTATGTGAGCTGAATGATAATGGCGTGTTTTACGCATCAGCATCAGCTGCAAGCCGCTTCCGCCCCATCCGTACCGAGCGCGATAAGCTAATTCGATTGATTAAGACTTTGCGCAACACGCTGCGTAGCGATGGAGAGGTTGCTGATACAATCCTTGCGGCTGGATTTAAACTGGAGACCAAGTAATGAAACACTATTTCCATTTCAAGAAAGGCCAGAGCGTGCCGCAATGGCTGCTGCGAGTATTGGACGCTGACACCATAGAGCCGATCAATACCGCTGTTTTCAAATCGAATGGAAAGGTGATGCTAGATGATGAGACTGGCAACGCCATCATCTGGCCAGCAAGCAAGCGGTTCAGTTGTGTGATTAGGGTGGACACCCAAGGACGGCCTTTTAAAGCTGATGCGTGGGGATTCAATAACACCATGTTTGGCTTTGACGCGAAACCTCTGAGTCCGCTGTCACTGGCCAGAAAGCACGGCATGGACCCGTACACCACCACCAGGTGCCAGCCACTGCCAGCTCATTTCGAGCGTATTTCAGGAGGTAAGTAATGCACCACTACCACGCCCCTCTGCCAAACTGGTCACCATGGTGGCTGGTTGGCGCATGTGCGGCAATCGTCCTGATGCTGGCTTCAGTGATTTACGAGAGACCAATCCATCATGAGGTTGGCGTGCGCCATGCGCTGCCAAATCCATACGTGCCAGAGTGCTACACCGTCGAGTGGCGCAGTGGGAGCTATTGCGAGTTTATTCCAGTTAAGAACGGGGTGAGATATGAGTGAGTAGATTAGTGTTGATGATAGGATGCCGGATGAAAAGCAGATTGTTGTGTTTAAGGCGTTCAATGTCGATATTGGCAATGGCAGGAAATACACAACAGACCCATATTGTGGGTGGGTGAATTGTGTTGGCGAGGTTGTTAGGTGGCCTCACAACGCAATACCTCCAACTCACTGGATTCCGCTTCCAGAACTAACTAAAAAATAACCCGCCTCGGCGGGTTTATTCTTCCAGCTTTCGCTTTAGCAATTCAATCTCAAGCACGCCCTTTTTGAGCTGAACCCAAATGGTTACCGCAGTTAGGATTATGCCAAGTATGGCGCCAATGAAGCCAACGTTCGATTGTAGCCACCCCATTATCTGAGCAAAGCTAAACCCAGCAGTTCCGGCGCCTATCGTGGCTGCCGTTCTGGCGTCACTCAGGGTCGCCTGTATCGACACTAACAGCTTGCTTGTTATGCTCATACCTTACCACCATTTTTCTGATGCAGAACCACACCCGAGCGCACAGCAGGAGCAGAAGGAGTATCAGCCATATCGCGTAGAGCCAGTCGGCGTCCATTCAAACCCTCATTGATGAGCGCCGCCATCATGGCGATGTAGGCTATAGAGCAGATCGCATCATATGGCGCAGGCGGGAGATAGGAATACCAGGCGATGAATCCAGCCACGTTGATGACCAAGAACAATCCAGAAAACACGCCGGTAATGATTGATGCCCGAGATGGGCGATTGATAGCGGTGACCAAGAAGGCCACCGCCGAATCGATAAGAATCAAAACAACATACCTCTGCCACTGCTCCATGTCCGGACTGTAAAACGAGTGGATCGCATACAAGGAACAGAACACGATTGCGCTAATGGAGCGAGCGTAGATTGCCGCACCACACACGCAAACAAAGAGGATGTCATTTAGGCTCATATCGTTTCCTGATAGACCGCAGGGATTGCTCCCGTGCTAGATCTTTATTTCTTGGGGCGCTGAGAGCCATTGCCTGCCGCCCGACCTTTTTTCATCTTAGCCATTTCATTTCCTCTTTGTGTTAAAATGCATTGACATTATATGGCGTTTTTGCCGGATTTAATAGAGAGGTGTTCAAATGGGCAGCAAAGCTCCACGTGGTATCCGAAACAACAACCCAGGGAATATCGAATGGGGCAGCCAGTGGCAAGGTTTGCGCCCAGAGAGTGAGCGTACAGACAACCGGTTCGCCCAGTTCAATGATCCAGTGTTTGGCATTCGGGCTCTGGCCTGTGTGCTGATCACCTACCAGGACAAGCGCAAGGCAAAGGACGGAAGCCGTATTGATTCAATCAAGGAGATCATCGAGCGCTGGGCGCCATCATTCGAGAACGACACCGGCGCCTATGCTAACAGTGTTGCTGCGCTGCTTGGTGGTGTTGGGCCAGATGATGAGGTGATCGATGTTCACAACTTCGAGCACTTGCGCCCTATAGTCGAGGGGATCATCCGGCATGAGAGCGGGCGAGGGCCACTGAAGACAGAGAACAGCTGGTACACCAATGCTCAGATTGAAGAGGGGTTGCGCCGCGCTGGTGTGGTAAAGAAGGCGAACGCGGAAACGAAAGCGGTTGCGGCTCTTCCGGCTGCCGCTGTTGGCGGGATTGGCATAGACCAAATAGCGCAGGTTTTGCCATCAGTAATGGCAGCCGTCGATAACGCAAAAGTGGATCTGACCAGCGGGAACGTTCTTCAGCTGGCGCTAGGTGCTTTCGCTGTTGGCGCAGCGGTATTTCTGGCTTGGCAGCAGTACCGAAAGGCTCAGGCTGGTGCTGTATGATAGAGCAACTTAAAGCATGGGCGCTGTGGCTGCTAATTGGGGTTGGCGCTGTTCTTGTCGCGCTGATCAAGGGGCGTCGCGATGGTGCAGAGGCGGCCCGTCAGGAGCAGCAGGAATCAGTTGCAGAGGATGCGGCAAAAGCATCTAGGGAAATACGCAATGTGCGGACAGAAGTGGACAGTAAGCCTATTGGCGCTGCTGATAAGCAGCTTCGCGATGAGTGGATGCGCGAGGAATGAGCTGGTTGCGGAGCCATCATTTTGCGCAGTCAGCGGGCCGATACTAATGGGCCGAGATGACGCCCTGACCGACCAGACAGCAAGGCTCATCCTGAATCACAATCTTGTTGGTAGGAGGCTATGCGGATGGAAAGGCAGCAAGCAGTAAAGGAAAGCCCCTCACTGAGGGGCTTTTTGTTAATTCGCTTTTATCCAGGTATTTGAACCGGTAGATACCAACTTGAGCGATGTTCCGGCTGTAACTACGTAGCCGCCTGGGTTCACTGTGAGCGAGTTTGCGAGCCCTGCGTTCACTATCTCAACGTCAATAGCTATAGGCCAAGGCGAGCTGGCAAGTGAAAGCAGTGTTATAACCGCTCCGGCTGAGTGGTTATTGTAGACGACCATTTTCGGCCATTGTGTAGGGTCTATGCTATCAGATGAAAGCCCTGATGTTCTTCTTATTACCTTCCTGTCAGCGTTGTAGGTGGTCTGGTCTGCATGTACGACCTCTCTAGAGAAAGTCCCTAAATAGGTGTTATCTGCGTACTTGTTCTCTGTTGAGTTTATGTGAACGTTGGTATCATGCGGTCGCTCATAAAAACCAGTTACTGAAACGCCAACTGGCGGCTTTAATACGTTCCCAGACATATTAAACCCGCGAACACCTAGAGACCTGACGCCCTGAGTTCTGAATCCATTTATTTCGTTCCCTTGTACTTTTCCGCCATATAAACCATAACCAAGCTCTATGCCGTAACTTGGGACTGTATGCGGTGGGAATGTTATCTGGTTATTCGTGACGTCAACAGTAGTGCCAAGGCTGCCGGTTAGCGGTGTACCTGGAACCAAGTTTTGACGCACTCGTATGCCGAAACCCTCACTGGTGGCCCCATAGCCTTTGCACTTATTGTTGTCTATTGTCAGCGCTGAAATCAAGCTTTGGTACCCATCCCAATAATCGCCTATGACATAGATCGCGCCCTTTGATTCTGCGCCATCAACATGCGTAAGCTGGTTATTTGTTATGGATACGTTAGCAAACTCGCGCTTAAACTGCTGCTCATAGCAAATTATGCCGTAAGCGCTTGGTGAGCTTGTGGTGGTGGTTATGATGTTGTTGTTGATGATCGTACCGTGGATGTTCCTTCCGGTTACTGCACTGCCGCCAATCCCTGTATTTCCATCCACAGTATTAGGGCCACCCTCGATCTTGATAAGGTCATTTACACTCTTCAAGCCCTTGTTATTAAGGATGCTTATATCTTGAGTATCGTTGCTGAAATAGATCGAATGGTCAAGCTGGTTAACACAGGTGTTCATGTTGACAGTGATATTTCGCAGCTTTGACGAAGACGCTCCGTCTTTTCCAACTACCACGATGGACCCTGAACCGTCGCCGCCGCCACTGATGCCTTGGATACAGCCGTCAATCACGTTTAGCAGAATATTAACTGTGTCACATGCGTATGTGGATATCCCGAAAATGAACGGCAGAGATATAGGGCCAGAGTAACTACAGGTGATTGTGTTCTTTTTTATTAGGCCGCCAGACATCCCAGTGAAGAATACCCCAGCGCAATACGGCTCGATAAACCAGCACCCCGTGGAATCTGAATCTTCACCAGTCATTTTCAATAGCGCAGGAGGGTTGCCTGTCCCTCCCAAGTCTGGCCGGTGCGTACCAGGACCCTCTAGTTTTATGCCTTTATGCACCTTTGCTCGCGCACCAGTGGTATGAACAAGAGTGTTAGTGTCATGAGTGGACTTTATCTTGCCGAGACCGGTCAGCTGGAAATCGTCCTGCGTGAAGGTGATGCCAGTACCGGCAGAGTTGTCAATCGTGAACACGTCACCCTTGAGGGTGTGGACGGCCATGCCAGTAGCAGCGGCGGAAGCGGCGGCGGCTAGTAGCGCAGCTTTGTCTCCGGCCGGGTTGCCTACCGGCCTGACAATTATCTTGTCGCCGATCTGTTGCTGCACGGTAAGCCCAGCCTCTGAGCCAATTATTGCTGCCCCACCATTGGATGTGAGATCTGTTGCAAGGTTTTCAGGGTCTGCGACCCTTACGTCAGGAGCGTACCAAACCTGCACCCCTAGCGAGTCACGAACAAGCAGGCTGTGATTTGAGTCGGTGACGAACTTAGCAGGCTGGCCGTTGTAAACAAGGAAGCCACCAGCATTGGTGCGCAGCGGCTGAGCCACTGGGATTCGCGAACCATCCTCGTTAACTTTGTATACCTGAACCTGTGAATTTGATGGATCTACCGCGTCAACCGTGCCACAGTAAATAAACCCATTGAACACCGCCTTAAATTGGCTTGGCAGAGTGAATGGGCGGTAAGGACTGGTTACTAAGATATCTGCCATTTTTATTCCTCGGAGGATTTATGATTACTGCAATTGTTACTTTTGCCATTGCCTACGTCGTCGTCATGGCTCACTTTGCCAATATTGAAGCTATTCTGTCTGGCTCTGGCCGTAAGCGGTGAGTAGTGTTTGCACCTTTGAAAGCTGGTTTTCAAAAGCGGTAGATCCGGGCTTTATGGCTCTTAGTCTTAGCACTGCATTCCTTACCGGCTTTGACTCGTAAGCCCTGGCGATAAGGCCATAACCAAGAGCGGATGCTGTACCAATCCCGCCCGTTCCAATCACGTCACCGGTGACACCGGCAGGAACTGCAACCTGCATAAGCTGCTGGCCGGTTGGCGTTACCAGAGAGGCATTGGCAGCTTGCCTTGTTGCCGCAAGGTACTTTTGCAGTCCTTCGGCAAAGTTTCTATCCTCACCGCGAAACGCGATGCCGATCTTGTCGCCCATCTTGTTTAGTTCACCAAGAAAGCGATCAGGGCTCCCTGATGACTTCTCCAGCGCCTTTCCTATGAGGCCAGCCCTCATGGCGTCTCGACCGCTCTTATCAAGTGATGAGTAAAGAGCCTTCGTTTCGCTTGGCTTATTACTGAACAGCATCGTGTTTACCGCCTCTGGGGTAAGCTCTCCTTTTTGAAGAATACCCTTCAGCCTGGTGTTTTTTATCTTGTTAGCTTCGGCAGCATAAACGGCATTTGATTGAGCCCACTTCCTTGCCTGTTCTGGAGGTAATGCAGACGTTACGGCATCGTCCATGTCCTTGCTCATGGCGCTGTATATCTTGCTTATGGCAGCCTCAGACCTTCCAGGCATAACCATTCGCTCACCCTTTACGTCAGTTCGAAAGTTAGTGCGCAACTGCTCAAGGTTCTGGAATGTGCTTTCAGCCTCAAGGTCATTCTTGTATGCCTGCAATTTCTGGATTGTCTGCGTGTCTGCGGTATCCCTGGCAACCCCAGATGGAGATGCAGACAGGCGAGCTATCTCGTCATCTATCGCCTTTATCGCATTGGATGGAGTAACAGCTACAGAATCCATCTGGCTCATTACGTTCTGTCTTGCCGCTCCAGCCGCTCGCTTAACTTTATTTGTTTGACGCTGAAGACTTGCCACAACCTCATCCGGACGATACTCACCAAACCTCTGAGCGAACTCATCAACAAGCCTTGACCTTGCTTCTTGCTGCTCCGCCCTTACCGCGCCAGTTCCGGTGACTGGGATCTTTTCTGCGGCTGACTGAGCGGACTTTCCAACAAATGTGGACGGGCGAGAAACGTCAGTGGTAAGCAGCGGAACCCCCTGCTCCTCTGCGAACTTAACGGTTGATGCAGCGTCTCCAGTTGGCCTTCCCGTTGCCATTCGATATGCGCCGCCGATAATCCCCTCCGCTGCCTTTCCAGCTCCACCAAGCGCACCAGCAATAGCAACGTCACTGGCGGTTACATCCTCGCCCCCAGCCGCTTGAACTGCGCCCTTAAGTGCAGTCTCCGTAGCTGCTGCACCAGTAGCTGCCTTTGCAATAGTGCCAGCCCCCGCCGCTGGAGCAAATGCCAGAGTCTGAGCTATTCCAGATGCAACGTCCTGGGGGGATAGTCCTGGCTTGTTCAATGCATACCTGCCAGAAGGGAGCTCGACAATGGTATTGCCTTTTTCGTCATAGCCAATCTTTCCGCCCATGTTCTGCAATATCTGCTCTTGGCTTTTATCTGAGCCAAAAAGCTGAGCGAATCCCATCTTTGCCGCTTCCATGGTGAGAGCGTTAAGCTCTGGGGCGTTACCAACTGGATCAAGCGATTGAATCTCTCCAGTTGACCTTTCAGATCCTGTAATGGATTCGCCAATGGCGGAAGTTGCCATATCAAAAAAGCCACCTTCACCGACTCCGCCATCCTCACCTCCAGTTGGGGTTGTCATGGCCGCTGATTGCTGCTCTGGAATGGCTATAAGGCCGCGCTGCACAGCCATGTCGAATGCAGCCTTTTGCTCGCCTTTTAGTAACCCTCGGCGATTTGCCTCTATTAGCATCTCTTGTCTTGTTGACATTATAACCCCAGTTTTTTTATCAGCTGCTCGTTTGACATTTCAGCAACTGAAGTTGTCGGAGTGGTGGCGGCACTCGCATCAGGCTTGTATCTTGACCCCTCATTTACGTCATCCACTGCCGGAGCTGCCACATCGAATGTTTTTACCTTTCGCCGTGTGAATAGCTTCTTTTGGTCTTCAGTTAGGTTTTCGCCGTATGTAGAAAGGTATTCATCAATAGACCTGTTTACGGTGCTTGAAGATGAGTTCGCAAGCCTCTTTGCGGTATTAGCCAAATCCTTCAGTTGGTCAGCATTCAGTCTGCTACCGTTGTTCAACTTACTCACGTAGTTTCCAACCGAGTCATAAACGCCGCCAGTCTTTTGCAGCATTACTTGCTCACCCTCTCGAACAACTGAGGTCGGATCAAGTGCTTTCATGAACTTGAATATTGCCGCAAGTTGGGCGGCGGGGGTGGCGTTTTCCCTGATAGTTTGCAGGTCAACAGCGGCCCCATACATCACGTCAGCATCTTTTTTGAAGCTTGATATGTCTGAGTTGATTCCCTTTATGTCCTTGGCATCAAGAGATGGCTTCATGCCAAGCTCTTTCAGCTTTAAGTCAAACTCCTCGGACTTTATGCGGGCTCGCGCAGCTCTATCTGCTGAGGCTGTTGCTGCCGACATGTTTTGCCCTCGCACCTGAACATCCTGACCTCTGCGCGTGGTGGCCTGCTGCTCGCGCTGGTTCATTACGTCGTAATACTGCTTGGGGCCAAGTGCGATAAGGCTCATCTTGTCAGATGCGTCAGCCAGTACCGCCGGGTCATCTTGAAGCTCTTGCAGCAGCGTTTCAGGCTCATAGCCAGGGCCGTACCCTCGCAGGGTTTCGGCGTTCTCTGTGATGATTCGGGCGGCCGCATCGGTGCGGCCTGACTTTATGGCGGCATTAAGCTCAAGGCCAAGCTTGCCAATGGTTTGCTTCTGCGTGTCGTCACGAAACCCGACAGCATTTTGGATTGTCTCGATCTGGTCTGGGAACTGAGCGCCGATGTTAACTAGGGCCTCTTTGTCGCCAGATGCCCATGCCTTGCCGAACTTCTGAGTGAAATCCTCCTGTCTAGCCTGCTTTTTTTTCTGCTGCTGCAAGCTATAGGCGAACTTTGCTTCATCCATGCCAAGTTGACGCTGTTGCATGCCGAGCTGTTCGCGCTGCACGTCTCGTTGCAATCCTGGGGCAACGAATTGCTCAAAGTAGTTTTCTGCCATTAGAACATACCTCCACCGCCGCCGCCGCTTCCACCACCGCCGCCCATGCCGAACCATGATGATGGGCTGAACACGTTGCCAACTATTTCGCCTGCATCCTTGGATGACTGACCCGCAACCTGCCAAGGAAGTGCTTTTTTGCCACCAGCAAGATTACCACGATACAGCTGCATTTGCGCACCCTGCGAGCCGTACTGGCCAGCAGCTGCGGATTGAGCACCCATGCCTTGCAGGCCAATATTGGTCATGCCCATAAGCTGGTTGAAGATGTCGCCTTGCTGGGCTTGTCGTTGCCCAAGGTAATTCTGCCCGAGCTCTGGAGCTATAGCGGCCAGAGCGTTACCAGTGGAGGTTGAACCAAGCCCACCAGTTGCCTCTGATGCAGCCAGTTGCTGCCCCCTAGCCTGCCGAGACTCCATGGCGAACTCTGGCGAGCCGTAATACTGCGCAAGCTCCGCCTCTCTATCTAGTGGCTTACCAGCAATGCTTGATAGAGAGCTAAGCCCTTGCAGCCCTTGATCGTAGAATGGCTTGGCAAGCTCCTGCTGCTTCTGGTACATGTCCCACTGCAAATCCATGGCGCGATCTGCATATCTACCCTCTTCCTTGGCGCCGTTGTAAGCGCCAATCCCCCCAAATATATTCCCAACAGCGTTACCTGTCGCCTTAATCACTCCGCCCATGTCGGACTCCTTACGTAGCAGGAAACTTCGCCTTGCTCTGTGTTGTGAGCCACAGTTTTGACGAACCCAAATTTCTTGGCGAGATTTTCAACAGAGCATCGCCCATTCAGTATCGGGGCAAGCATTGGCTTTTCTCCGATCAGTTTAACGATGGCCTCGCCAGCCTCTCGACACTTTCGCCGGTCTTTCTTTGGCATAGCCATGTGGAATTGATTGCCATCACCAAGAGGCATTATCGCAAACACGCAGCAGGCATTCCAAAGGCGGTAATCGGCCTCGATATCCGGCCAGCTATCGTTACCCCATCGGCGCATCAGGCGCACGCCGTCAGATTGAGATATGCGCTCCATTAGTCAATGAGCCCGTGAGCGCGAGCCATTTGCTCTATGGCCTTTAGGCGAGCCTCTGCCGCGTTAAGCTGCTGCCTAACTGCGGTAGCCTCAGCCTGAGAGTAAGCTGCCGATGCAGCCGCCAGGGTGTTTGGAGTCCACGCGCCTTTGTTTGCAGCAACAGTCCCAGCTGCTGCTGTCCAGCCAGTGTTGCGAGCGCCAACAACCTTTATTCCACCAACGCTGTAGCTGGTGGCAACAGAAATTGGGCTGGCAAGAGTCTGCATTGAGGTGATCGACTTACTAACATAGTCACTCTCTACAAGGGTGATTCTGTTGTCAAGGCTAACCACCTGACCCTCCAGGGTGCTAACCTTTGGCTCAACGATATCGAGACGGTTAGTGTTGTCAGTGATGCGAATCTCATGGCTTTCAAGCGTCGCCTCTGCGGCAATCAGGCGAATATCAAGCCCTTGTATCTGCTGGGTGTGCTCGGCAAGAACGACGCCTTGCTCTTCGTTGGTTAGCTGGGCAATGTAGGCGTCACTGGCCGCACTGTTTGCCTGTCCTGCTACATTGGAGAGGTCATCATTCTGGCCTACTAAGAAGTCAGTGAGCGGAATGCTGAAGTTAAGTGGGAGTATCGACACATCAAGGCGGCGAGCCTCTACACTTACCGGTGTTGGTTTTTCTGCCATTACTCAATCCTCGCTCTGAAATTTGAAAGTGTGCACGGGGTTGCCCCGACGATTCGCAGCTTGAATCCTATGCGCAGGCGGATACGCCCCACCCTTCGCTTTATGGCTCGGCGCAGCCACTGCCAGGGGCCGTCGAATTCGATAGCTTCCTCGTCGCCGTAGTTGATGCCGTCTGAAGTTGATGAGACGAAGATGCGGCGCACATTGGAAGCGAGGCCGGAGTTTGCCGTGATCTGCATGTCGTACATCACGGACTTCTCAACGCCAACAAGAGGGCTATACAAGATGATCTCTTGGTCTTCTCCATACTGCGCAGAGGTTGTTAAATCCTGCTTGCCAAGGAATGGAGACAGGCGATCGCCGCACGTCACCGTGTCGCCCTCGTTTCGATAGTCGATGGCTCGGTGAGTGTTATCACCAAGCCCAGTCTTTAGGATGCTCCAAAGCCCACTGGTGGCGTTGTAAACCATCGTGTGGCGCGGCAGGTGCATTATGATGAACTGGTTATCTTCAGTCTTTAGCGACTCCACAAACGAGCCTGCCAGCTCCGCCTTGGTGTATTCGGCAAGTATCTTGTTGGTGTTGCGATCTGATATCTGCGAGTAGGTGCCCTGCCCCATTACCGCAACTATCACCTGCCCTCGCGCGGGACTGGTGATGAATGCAAAGCTGTCAGCAAACTCAGTCACGCAGAACTGACCAGCAATGCCTATTGGCACCATGTAGCTACTGGCGAATTGGACAAGGTTACTTGCGTCACCAGTCAGCCTGAAAAACTCGATGGTAGATGACCCAAAGGCAAGGATGAAATCTCGGTGCTCGCGTAAAGCAAGGATGCCATCAGGCATGTTCTCTGCGCGATATGCCGGAGCAGTCAGGTCTGGCTTGCTCTCGTCTTCAAGGCTGGTGAGCCAGAATGTATCAGTGCCAGCCTGCGTGAATACGTAGCGGCCACGGATGCGGCACACATCCCCAACAGGGGTAAAGTCGTATTGCGGATTTGGCACTGTGGTTGTTTGCGTTACCTGCACCCACACCAGCTTGCTGATGTCTTTTTCTTCTGCTGGCGTTGGCGAGCCAGGAGTGACTGGATTCGGGTTGAAGGTGTAAGTAACAGTCAGTATTGCTCCTGCGAACTTAACGCCGCTGACTTTCAGATCTGTAATGTATGGAGTGCCAGCAGCTGGCGCGGCTTGAGACACGCCAGTAGACCATTGGCTTTCGGCAATGGATATTTGGTCGCCAAGTTTGTTATTGCCGTTGGTTGGCGTAATGGTTAGCGTTAGCTGCCCAGTCTCGTTGCTTGGCGTCATCTTCAGTGTGTCGCCGTCGGCACTATGCTGAGTGGTCTGAATGGTATTTGTCTCGCCAGGGAAGGTTTCATTTGCAGGCCAGTTCTCTACTGTCTTTACCTCACCGTCATACCGATACAGCTTTAGCTGACCATTCACTACAACGGCTTGAGAGGTGCGGCCGTGAGCCATGGAAACACGACCTGAACCAGCAACGCCATTGAGCTCATAGCTTCCAAGGTAAAGCTTGTCGCCCATCACGCGATAGACAGCATCCTTAACTGTGTTCCAGTGGCTGCCACGGCTAACCCCAGCCACATCAGCAACCTTTGTTAGTCCAGGCCAGAAACGGAAATAGCCAGCCGCGCCATCTGCCTCGCCGACAATGGGGATGATGTTGGTTGGCAGTAAGTCAACGTAGTCGGCATTCTTTGGCGACTTACCCTGACCTTTGACGAGTGGGATCTGAATTTCCTGCATGTGGCGAAATCTCCTAATGTTAGGTGAATTCTACCACTTGATTGATGATTGAGCGAATGATGAAGAAAGCCCCTCAATCGAGGGGCTTTTGATGTGTCAAGGTGCGACATCTGTTATCGATAGGTAGACGCCGTTCAGCCTGACGTTTTCAATGGCAGATGTTCGCATACCAATTTGAACCGCATCAACACCGCCATGAAAAGCCATGGTCATGAACGCGGCCTGAGTACCGAAAGACTGCGACACATTCGGAATGTCGGTGAACACGGCTGGAGTGGTTATATCAGGGATCAGCCTAATTACAAGGGTTGCGTTGCTAACTTGTCCGCCAGAGTTATTAGTCATAGTAACTCGGAAAAGCAGGTTTGCATTCCTGTTCAGCTGGCTCACGTCTATCCGGTTGTTTGCCGCATCCAGAGAGCCGAACCCCGTTGGGTTGTTGAATCCATCATTGAACGCCCCATCGCCAACCAGCGGAAGCAAGGTTGTAACCGCAATATTGGATGATGTGATCGTGCTGTTTGCGCCGTTTGACATCTGGATAAATCTGTGTATTGCCGCGCCTGTAGGTAGAGGTGTAGCGGGCCCTGCTGGGCCGGCAGGGCCTTCAGGCCCCGCGACACCTTCCTTTGCTGGGTACTCGTCAAAACTTCCCATATCACACCCCATCAGCCACAGTGATGAAGATAAGCGACCCGCCAGTGATGCCTGCCTGCGTTACCTGAAGCTCTGCCACGGGATAGGCAAGCGTGATGGTCTTCTCTTCCTCAGCAGAGAATGCCGGAGCATCCTCTACGGCGAGGAAATCAGTGCGACCAGGGGCGCGAGCCTTTATCTCAATGGTTCCTCCGGTGATTGGTGTGTGATAGCGAACCGATATCAACCGGTTCATCGCTTCAGAGCTGTATGGCAGCAGCGTAACGCCGCTTGCTGCCGTGATTGTGTATTGCATATTTCCTCCTAAAAAATCAAACCGCTATCTCAGTGAATTTACCAGCTGTCTTTGACTCCACCGCGCAATACACTTGGTCAAATGTTGCTGCGCTTGCTGATGCAGAATCTGCGCTGGATTCTGCATTGATTGCCGCCTGAGTTGCATCAGCTGCCGCTTGCGTCGCCTCATCAATCAGCGGTGCTATGTCTTCCTTGGTCTTTTCGGTAAAATACTTGGCGGAATCAGAGGCGGTTATGCCGCGAGTAGAGCCATCAGCTGCGCCAATAGGGAAGACATCCCCATCAGTCAAATCCTGATTCCTGTTAAGGTCTGAAATTCTTGTCATGTCGCCCCTCCGTTGGTGCGCTATGTCTTAATGCAGAAAGCCCCCTGCATCGGGGGCTTTGTTACAGCGTTAGCAGGCCGCCATTCTCTATGGTGATGTCATCATCAGGAACCTGATACGCACCTAGGTAGCAGTTGCCAGAGCCGGTCGGCATCATCGGGTCGCTTTGCCGCTGAGGTAGTTCGACACTGAACAGGCCCTCATAGAACAGCTTGGCCCGAGAGCGCACTGCCTGCTGCGCCTCGCGCCCCATAAGCGGAGCAAGGTTTACAGCAAGGTTTGCGGCAACACCTAGCACCTTGGTATCGCTCAAACCCGACTCATCATCCGGCATTGTCGGCACGCCACTGGCTGGCAGAATGTAGCCAATCCGAATGCCGTGGTTTTCCCACTCAGCAGTCATCGAGTCAAGATACTCAAGGCCGTCTCGGATTTCCTCTGGGTCGGCTGATGTAATGGAATCCACCACCCCCAGCATCTTGAGTGCGCGGATTACCAGATCGCCCTTGGTGATGCTCATTGCATATCCTCATGCTGATAGTCTGGATCGTGAGCCACGTCATCATGCACATACAAGCGAGAGCCAGTAGCTAGACCGATAACAACTCCGTCATCATCAAGCTCCGGCTCAATGTGCCGCTGGCAGAATGGGCAATACTTTGATTCGCTCATCACTCACCAGCTTTATGCAGTCGGCACTTGAGCTCATAACCCATCAGCGGCCAGACTTTGTTGATGGCGTTCTGACGAGCAATCTTGCGACCAAGCTCGGCGTCGAAGTTTTCAGGGCTGGCGCAGGCGCTTTCACCAGTAACTGTGAAGCCATTTTTCAGCACCAGCACACAGAATGTGAGCAGGTCAAGCGGCTCGGGAGGGGAGATAATTTCTCCCTCTTTAACAGTTAAAGCTGCGACTCCAGCAAAGCCATCGCCAGCAGTAAAATAGTGCTCGCTTGCAATGTTTGCCTCAAGGTCTGCCGGAGTTACGCGCGGAGCAGTAAGGCCCTTGGCTTGAATCTCTTTCTCAATAGCTTGATCGTTCATATCACTCACCCTTCATGTGTTGTTCTGCTAGAGCAACCACTTTCTTCCAGTGCATGCCATCTTCGTATTCCACGCCAGCCTCTGCCAGATATGCTTTGGCTTCTTCGTGTGATAGCTTGCCATCACCATCTGCGTCAGCTGATTGCGCAGGAGCGGAGGCACCAAGAGCATCTGGCAGGGTCAGGAACCAGCCATCAGCAATATACTCATCTAAGCGATCTTCGCTCACGCACTGGATGGAGTAATTGTCGGGAGCTTTGCCTCGCTCGCCGCCCTTCTTGAATACATGAATCATAGCAACCTCGATATATTAGAGGGGGCCGAAGCCCCCCCATCTTGTTAGGCTTGGTTAGCCATAATCATGCCCAGCATGTTCGGGTACACGACTTGAACGTCGAAGTTGAACACCGCCTTCATGTTGTACTGCATCTTGTGGCCATCGTACCAGTAAACCATGGTCATCGGGATGCCGTTCTCGGTGGTCAGGGTCATGGTTTTAACGCCATCACCAATCACCGGCACGTTACCTGGAACGATAACGGTAGACTCCGGGGTGTAGAACAGGGACGGTGCGTCAGTCTTCTTGTTTAGGATAACCACGTCAGCGCCGGTCGCCGCTTGGGCGCTACAGTTCTGGTAAGGGCCATCCTTCACGATTGCAGGCTGAATAACCGGAGCTCCGTTGACTGCCTTGATGACGGTGAAGGTCATCAGAGTACCGGTGTCTTGGCGGGTCTCTGGGTGCACTGCGTTCACACCGACGATGGTGAACTTGGTGCCGACAGGCATGTTGGCTGTGGTGGCGTTGGTCAGCGCCAGGGTCATGGATCGGTTGTCTTGATAGAAGCCGTCAGAACCAAAGGTTGCCACGGTGTGCGACTGGTTGCCGTTCACCTCGATGGTTGCCTCGGTGTTTCCTGCAAGATTCAGCAGGTAGTCAGAGCGCATGGTGTTGAAGGTTGCCAGATCAGGAATCTTGGCACGGGACAGCGCATCTTGTACCAGCACATCACGGCTTGCCGCACCCAAGTCTTTTGCCACTGAGGCATAGTGCCTGTTTGACAGGAACAGCTTGCGGTCGAATTTTGACAGGCCACGGTTCAACATCAGGGTTTCAGCGTCGATACCGGCTTCAAATGTGAACTTCTGATCCACACCGATAAACATGGTGGACTGCTCGATCATCGCCTGATAACACACCAGGTCAATCTTGTTGGCGATGTCACGGGCGAAACCGTCGGCAACCTTCTTGATGCGCTGCGGGTCTTGCAGCTCTTTGGCCTTGATGGTTGCAGGCACGTTGAAGCTGCGGATGCGGTTGACTGGGATCATCCGGTCAATGACGGCTTGGAAGTCGGAATCGGTAGTTTCGATGCCGTCCTTAACTTCAAAGCGGTACTCTTGCGGGATGTACTCGCGATCACCATTGCCGGAGCCGAAGTTGGTGTTGTTGGCGTCACCAGTGCGGTCTTTGTCGGCCATATCCGACATGTTATACGTCTCCAAGTCTTTGGAGAGCGTCATGTTCATGCCGGTAGTTTCGGCCGCCTTTTCCCAGATGGTACACATCTTGTCATGTGCGAATGAGTTTGCCATTTTCGTTTACCTCTATTTGGATTTGGATTTTTTGATCCGCTGGTATTCCTGCCAAGCAGTGGCCTGATTGTGCGGTTCTGCATCACGCCACGCATTGCGGGCCTTTTCGATCTGCTTGTCCAGATTGCCAACGGAACCACTGGACGATATAGATGGTTCTGGTTTGACGTCGAGTTTCTGTTTCTGCCGGAGCTTGAGCTTGTCAGCCTCGCGTTGCAGGATTCGCTGTAACTGTCGCGGTGACTTGGCACTTGCCAGTTCAGCCACTACGGCAGTGTTGCGACCAAGCATGTACTCGGCCTTTCCTGAGTCGATGCCAGCCAGCGAGCAGAGTTGGCGAACATGGCCGCGCACCATTGCGGGACTCATGCCAAGGTCAACTATTGCGGCATCCAGGGCGGCTGACTTGTCGTCGTAGTCTGACACGCCAGCTTTCTTGATTGCTGAGACCGCCTCCTCGTGCTCGAACTCAATCTCAGGATCAAGCTCAAATCCTGCCTGAGATTGTGGCTGCTGCTGGGTTGGCGCTTGCTGCTGCTTGTTGCTGCCACTGGCGATCCAATCCGCCAACTTCTGCTCATACACAGCATCATCGTACCCGCATGACTCATAGGTTGGCTTTGGGCCGACCTTGAGCTGGCCAACCTGCTTCTTCAGGTCTTCAAGCTCTTGCTTCAGCCGCTGACTCTCTGCAATTGCCGCATCCTCGCGAGCTTTGGCCTCTTTGGTTTTCTGCTTCTGCTTAGCGAATGCAGCCTTGCGGCGGCGCAACTCGACGCCATCATTAGACCCTTCATGGTGGTCTTCACCCTCAATCTCGAACCCTGGCTCGTCGGTGTCAGTGGCGTTAGCGTCACCATTGATTTCCTCTGCTGCGCCCGCTAAAGCACCAGCAGGTTGATCAACCTCGAATTCAGTCTTGGGCATATCATCCAAATCCAGCATGTATTTTCCTCGTCATCCTGGTGAAACGAAATCCGGAATCCTCCGGTAGGCACTGCAATTGTATCACCGTGGTTAGAATGCGCAAACATTGGCGAATTTCGCCAACTTGTGCTTTGTGAAAATAATCGCAGATTTATCTTGATGCGTAACGAAATTGCGTTATTATTTGTAGCGTCAACAACGAAGCGAGAGGCTTGCATGGAAAAGAATCTTTATTGGGT